CCTTCAATGGGGAAAGGAATTTCAATGTCATGGGCCGACTTTCTGCCCCTGCGGGGCTGAAAGTGGCTTGATGGCATTGAAATGACAACCTGGCAATCCGTTCTCCCCCTTGGCTCCCCTGCGACGCGAAGCTAGTGCCGCTTGCGGCGGTAAGGGGAGCTGGCGCGCAGCGCCTGAGGGCTTGTCACCTCTTCCCTCTTCACTATTCCCTATTTTTTTATCTCCACACACATGGGATATCCCTCCGCCAGCAGCTCATAGCCGCGAAATACCGCCTCCATTATCTCCCGGCAGCGGCGCGTGTCCTTCCTCTCCGGCCTGCATACTATCCTTGCATTCCCCTCTGTGAGAAAGACCTGAGGGTGCATCAGCGCCTCTCTCCGCTGCACCCAGTCAAGCAGCGTGTAGAGCAGTATGCTCTCGGCGGCGCAGACGATGTCCCGCCCAAGGGCGGCGTGCCCCGCATGGCCCTCTATCCGAAGCTCCAGCTTAGCCCTGTCAAAGCTTACTTTTGTCACTGTGCCTCACCTCCCGGTATAGCGGCGCTTGCCGCCTTTATAGCCCCGGACTGCCTCATGTCCGGCGCTGTCATGGGTCTTGCCGCCTGGGTCATAAGGGCAAGGCGCTGCTGTCTCAGGGCGTTCTCCCTTATTCTGCGGCAAAGCTCCTCCCTGCCCTCAAATTCCATCATCTCCAGACAGCCCAGGGCCGCCTGTGCCCGCTCCGGCTGGAAGAAGCCAAGCTGATAAAACTGCAGGGCCAGCTCGTTCTGCTCCATCCGCTTGTAGGGGCTCTGGCGCTCGGGCACAACCTTCACGTCAAAGACCGGCTGATAATGCCCCAGCTCCACCCCGGCCACAGTCCCCAGACTCCGGGGCAGCAGGGCCTCATTGGAGTAGCTTACAAAGCTCTCCGCCCCCATAGCCCCCGTGATGCGAAACTGTCTGGGCAGGGTGTAAAACTGCCGTATAAGCTCAATGCAAAGCTCTATCACCTTTCCGTAGGCCCGGTAGCTGGTGCGGGATGCGTCACGGCTGCCCTTGCCGCTGGCCTCCTGCAAGGCCGCGATTGCAGAGGCCGCAGTGACCCCGCCGCCTGCCACCCCGGAGGAGGTCTCCGTGTTTCCCGAGGTCTCACGCAGCTCCTCAATCACGTTCTGGCGTACCTCAAGGTAGTTGCCGGAGAGGGGGCGGTAGTCGATGGCTCGCAGGCTGTCCTCGCCAAGGTTGCCGTCCACCGTCACCAGAGCCCGGTTAATGTCCAGAAACTCGCTGTCGTTTATTGCCCCGTCAATGCGCCGGAAGTAGCGGGGCACAGCGCCAACCATGGTGTTTCGGATAAAGGCGGTCTGCAGCAGGTCTATCTGGGTCTGGGGATTGCGGCACAGGTCAATAAAGCCGTAGCCGCAGGGACTCCCCTCCACGGGGAAGAGACAGTCAAACACAAAGGGATACTGCCCATGATTATAGAGGCCATTCCTCACAGCCTCCCCTGTGTAAGGGGAGGTGCCCCCGCAGGGGGCGGAGGGGTTGCCACAATCTATTGCAGCCTCCTCATTCTCCGTTGAATACAGCACCGTCTCCCCCACATAGCGGCAGTAGTGGAGCACAGTTCTGCCCGCCTGCCGCTTTTTGTAGTAGACCTCAATAACCAGCGTCCTGCCCTCAGGGTAGGCAGCGTCATCCCCCTGAAAGCGGGAGGGGCTGAAACCATTGCCACTAAGCTTCCCCTTAAGCTGGGGGTACTGCTGCTCAAGAAGCCCGGTGTCCTCAAGGCTTGTACAGAACACACAGGCGCTCTGCTGAATGTCGCCCACCCCCGGCTCCCAGAAGATGTTGAGAAGGTCCACTCGCTGTATGGAGATATCCCCAAGGCCGTTTAGCTTATCCCTGTCCCAGACTACCTTGAATACCCCTGTCCCGGTCTTGAGCTTCTGCCATAGCACGTCCGAGTAGACCTCTTCAAAGGCGTTCTGCTCCAGAACCACCGGCAGTATCTTGCTGAGCTTTCGTGCCTCGGCTGCATCCCCCGGCTCTCTGGGCAGGATGTTGGGCTGGGGGTAGGCGTCCATGCCGTCTGCATGCTTTGATACCAATACATTGTGCAGCCATCCGCTTACCGCCTTGAAGCCCGAGAGGGACTGGGCCTCCTTTGCCTCCTCCGCGCTGTTTCGCAGCTTCCACCAGTTTTCCGCCGCGATGCACCTACGCTCGATGCTGGCCTTTCCGGCCTTGTACTTTTGCAGAGTCCGGGTAAAGTCCCTGAGCCTCTGCCCATCCACAGGTAAATTGTTCTGCATTATTTCCTCCATTCAAATTTCTGTCAGGGGATGCGGATTGCCACGTCGCTTCGCTCCTCGCAATGACAAATTATCGACTGCACCGAAAGAAATGTCATTCCGAGACCAGTCCGCAGACTGGTCGTGGGAATCCGCCTCTCCGCCTCCCCCTGTCATTGCGAAGCCAGTGCGCCTCGGGGCCCCCATTGAAGGCTTGACCTTCAATGGGGAAAGGAAGAACAATGCAATGTGCCGACTTTCTGCCCCTGCGGGGCTGAAAGTGGCTTTATTGCGTTGTTCTGACAACCTGGCAATCCGCCTCCCCTTGCCTCCCCTGCGACGCGAAGCTAGTGCCGCTTGCGGCGGTAAGGGGAGGTGCCCCCGCAGGGGGCGGAGGGGTTGTCACCTATTCCCTCTTCACTATTCCCTCTTCACTATTATCTCCCCAACGGGTCAATCACAAATCCTATCTCCTTCTCCTCCTTCACCCTCATTGCCCCCACCGGGCTGGACATGCACATATAGCGCCACTCGTCACATACATGGTCCTCCAGCTCCGTGTCCAGATCCTCCGCCCGGCCCTTGTCAAAGCGCATGAGAGGCACGGTGCGTATAAAGGCCCGGCAGCTTGAGAACACGTACATTCTGGCATAGCCCTCTGAATCGAACTGCAGCCGGTAGTGGCACTGCATCCAGCCGGGTATACGCCGGTTGTCCCCGGGCGTGAAGTATATCCCCTCCTTTGCCGCCGTCTCCGCCACGCTCTCCCCCCGGCTTGCGTCCCAGATGCTGGGGTCGGCAACGCCGGTAATGCTCCTGCCCCGAAGCCATGGGTGCTCGGTCTCCATCCTCCGAATTTCCCGAAACTGCCTCTGGGGCGTCCAGCGAAGCCCCACGTTTGGCTCATCGGTGCTGCCGTAGAGCTCAAGGATGCGGTAGAGCACCCCGTCATAGTCCACCGCCCACCATGCGCAGGAAAAGGGCTTGCCGTAGCCGAAGTCGTAGGAGCGCAGTATTCTCCAGCCCCGCCTCTCCCCGGCATTTAAATCAAAGGGCTCTATCACATGGCACCAGCGGCCCTGCTTTTTAAGCTCCTCCTGACTGAGCTCACAGCCCGCCTCTGCCGCCAGTCGCATATCCGGTGTCTGTCGAAAATCGTCGAAGAACTGGCCCTCGTAAACATCCCAGTCGCCGTAGAGCCATGCCCGGCGCAGCTTCTCCGGCAGGGAGCGGAGCTTTTCTATGTAGCCGGGGTCGGAGGCCATGAGAGCATGGTTGTCCGTCACCAGACTCTGGATAAAGCTGTGGTCCTCGGCGCGCTCATTGTCCTTGTAGAGCCTGTCGATAAAGAGCCGCTTTACCCAGCCATGGCCCTCGCCCCCGGGGTTACAGGTAAAGTAGATGCGCTTTGGAAAGTCGTTGACCCCTCGCACACAGGCCCGGAGCATGTCCATCCGGGCCTCACTTTGCTGTGTGGCCTCGTCCACAAAGAGCACATCCACCTCCGTACCCTGAAAGCGCTGTGCATCCCTGTCGTCCTCGCAGTAGCGGAAGATGATGCGGCTGCCGTTGGGAAAAGCGATGTGCTTTTTGGAGTCGTTGTACTCCGCCAGATGCTCTGCCGGGTCAATGTGGTGGCAGCGGAGCATTTCGCTTAAGGGGATTATGTGGTTTTCCTGCAGTTCCGGGTAGGTTTTTCGTATTATCATCACCTTAATGCCCGGGTACTTAAGGCAGAGAAGCGCCGCCTTCACCCTCACGGCCCAGCTCTTCCCGCCGCCTCTTGCCCCGCCGAAGCAGACTATGGGGTGTGTGTCTGTAAGAAAGCTCATCTGCTTGTCACTTGGCCGGGCGATATTCAGTTGTCTGATATAATTTTCCATAAAAATCCTGTCATTGCGAGGGCGTGCATTGTCCTCCCCCCTGTCATTGCGAAGCCAGTGCGCACACTGGCTGTGGCAATCCGTTCTCCTTCATGCCATGCCTTCGCTTCGCTCCGGAGATGCGGATTCCCACGCTCACTGCGTTCGCTCGGAATGACAAACTATTGACTGCACCGAAACATTGTCATTGCGAGGCCAGTGCGCACACTGGCCGTGGCAATCCGTTCTCCCCCGTCTCCCACCTGTCATTGCGAGGCCCTTTATTGGGGCCCCCATTGAAGGCTTGACCTTCAATGGGGAAAGGAAGAACAAGGTCATCGGTCGATGTGCCGACGCTTGCGTCAGCACATGACCTTATGGCCTTGTTCTGACAACCTGGCAATCCGTTCCCCTCACCTCTTCACTATTACCTCTTCCCTATTCTGCCGCCTTCTCCGTCTCTCCCTCAAAGCTGATTCTCAGCTGCTGGGGCTGAAGCTGCCCCGCCTCCCGCTGGAGCTTCATGAGCCTCAGCTCCTGCTCCCGGGCAATCTGCAGCGGGTCTGTCATCTGTATCTGCCTCAGATCCATCAGGGAATTGGTGTAGGCGCGAAGCTCCTTTATGTTAAAGTCCCCTGCATCCACCGCCTGCTCCAGCCTGTCGATAAGCAGCCCCGACAGCCTCTTAAGCTGCTCCACCCTGTCAGGAGCGCGGATTCCCACGTCAGCACTTCGTGCTTCCTCGGAATGACAAGCTTTCGGTGCAGCCGATAGTTTGTCATTGCGAGGAGCGCAGCGACGTGGCAATCCGTTCTCCCCCGTCTCCC